ACTAGGATATACCTTGAACTTACGCTTGGCTTCGGCTTTTACTCTAGCGTAAAGAGCTTTATTTACAGGAACATTCACTTCTCTTCTTGCCTCCCTTCTTTTTCTTCTTCTTTTTCTTCATTCCAGTGTGATAAGGCATGATAAGAATTAGGTAGTTCTTAATATATTCTAAACGCAGTCTGCCCTAATGTCTCTGGTTTTGCCAAATTAAATTGTTGTAGACAAAGATAACCAAAAGCATCAAAAGCATGGTCAACTCCCAGATTCTTATTTGGTAAGCCAGTATTTGGTGCATATGTAAGAGTTCTTAATGCTTTTATCAATTCTTTACATCTTGGATGTATAAAAGTTCTCTGATCTCCATTCGCATCAAGCAGAGCAGTATTAACAGCAGTAATCTTATCTCTTATTTTCCATGGACTTTTAGGACTCATAACAGTAAAACCACTACGTCTAAGGATATTATGATCTGTCACTCCAACGCCACTGGTCTTTCTTGCACTACCAGTTGGGTCAGGACAGGCAATAACTCTTCTATCCACTCCGTACCTTCTTACAACTTCCTCTGCAAAATCCCATGTGGTAGCACCTCCTGTCAGCATGATCTCATCAAAGACATATAAATTGTTGTCATGCTTATATGCACAGATTCCTGCCATAGGATCAACGTTAAAGTCTAACCCCAACAACAAAGGAAGCATATGTAGATCAGCTACTTCCTTATCAATATTCTCATCACTGAAACTAACAGCAACTAAACCAGTAAGATTTTCAAAACTAGCCTCAAATTCCTGCCTAAATGTCCTCGCATCTAATTGCGACCTTGCTGCTTCTACTTCCTCTGGTGCAACATTACCCCCCTCTATCGTAGTAAAACTCCACCTTTGCCAATCATCCCACTCCTGTTCACCGCAAAAACACCACATATCATAAAACCAACTCGCAGTGCCATCAGGAGTACTGATAAACAAAGCCCACCCCTGTTTATCCGCTAGAGCAGGTCTAATTACCTCTGCCCATACATCTCGATCCATAAACGCTGCTTCGTCTAATACAACCCCTGCCAGACTCCTACCCCTCAATGCCATTGCATTCTCTGTTCCCTTCAACTCAATAGTCGAACCATTTATCAGTTCCAACCTTAAATCTGTCTCATTTTTACTCTGAACCCATACCTTCGGCACTAATTTCTTCAGTTCTTTCCACGCAATATCCTTTGCCATCCTATAAGTAGGAGCACAATAAAAATAAGTCTCCCCAGGTCGATTGATTGCTCCTCTGAGCAGTTCAATACAGGATAAATATGATTTCCCAAACCTTCTTCCCGCAACCAACACCCGAAATCTTTTATCACAATTAAATACCTCCCCTTGTGCGTACTTTAAACTGATTTCTGGTCTGTTTTTTACTGCCATACACTCAAAAATAACAGAAAATTCAATCTATACCCCCTATTTATAGCCTAATTCAGCTTTTTTAGGTTATTATTCGATTATTAACACCTCTCAGATTAAGTCCGTGGCTTCTTCTACTTTCCCAAACGATATTACTCCACCAGTAGCTCAAGCGAATAAATCTCGCAGACCTAGATTTGTCGCTCGCTCTACAGCAGAAAAGGTTCAAGAACGTGCTCAACGCCTTTACTCACGCCAACTTGACGGTAAAACTACACGACAACTCGTAATAGAACATTCAAAAATTGAACAAATCTCCATAACAACAGCCTGGGAAGATTGGGGTCGTGTAAAACATTGGAATACTGAAGATTGGGATAAAGATAGAGAAAATATGTTACCTCGCCTCCAAGCAATGAGAGTACGTCTATTCAATAAAGCTATATCAAAAGGTCAATTACAAACAGCAGCACAAATACTTGACTCTCTCGGCAAAGTAATAGGTGAATCAGTAGAAACAGTTAACATTCAAGCTCCAGAACTTTCAATTAAAGTCGAATCAAAGTAACGAAGATCTCGGATATATATTTAAGTTCCCCGCCTTGCCCTAAAAAAAAATTTTTTCTGCAACCCTCCCCCCAGACGCTCTAAGGTATCTAGGAGCCTCTCTGATAGCACTGTAATATAACTTGCTTACGTTAGTACTTTAGAAAAAATCGCCTCTCAAAATTGATCCTCAGCGGACTTTGTAATATTTGTAATAAACATTGATTTAATATCAGTTAGATGCTATTGTGATATTAACTTAAATAATGGGCGTGTACTACATCCACTTTTTAAGCCAGCGTATTTCTTAAATTGCTTATCAGGTAACACATTTTTAAAAATTGGTTATCAGGTAAACACAAAAGGAAATACAAAAAAAGAACCTAGAAAATTTACCTTCCTTCCTTCTTATGGACTCACAAGAGTTAGTAAGACGTAAGTCTTATATGAACATAGACTTATGTCATAATCCCGTAGCTGCTTTTGATATAGCATTATCAAAAGGTTATATCAATCAAGATTATTTCAAAAAAAATATGGATTATCTTGAAGCTACAAATGAGCATCACCCAAAGTGGCCTAACTGTTTATTCTTTAAGGACTATCACACTAGAGAAACTTTAAGGATTAGATATGATCGGTAACACTTGCATAAGTCCAGACTATGAAAAAATTTTGATATCTAAAAAAATTAGATATGAAAAATGTTTTTCTAAATCTGGTAGGCTTTGGCTTAAGGTTAATCCTTTTGATGAGTCAAACAATTTTGATTTTTTTCATTCAATTCCAACTTACGTTAAGTTGGTATTAGATGATTAAATTAGATCTGGAGCTAGATTAATTTCTAGCTCTTTTTATCCCTTCCAAATTATGAGAACTTATCTATTAATTTTTTCATTCTTAATTTTAACTTGGCAAGGTATTGTTATAAGCAATACGTTAGCTACAAGATTAGAACAAAGAACCGAACAAATCCATCAAATATTAAAGGATATTTAATATGGGTTATTCAAATCCTGACTACTATTACCATAAATTAATTATGGATTTAACAGTAGAAAAATCTGAACTAAAAAATCAAGTAATCAGATTAGAAAAAAAATTAAACCAATTACAAAAGGAATTAAAACAATGCCATTAAATGTTTTATTAATTGCTAACGAGTGCGGAGATTATGGACACATTGCCGCTACGATTTCAAAAAAAGCTTTAATTGATTTCGTTGAGACGAAAGGATACGAAGCCTGTGAGTTTCAAAACGATGATTATGATAGTTCGGATACTGTCGAATCATTAAGGAAAGAGTGTGGATACTTCACACTTAAAACACTTCCTGAAGCTGAAGAAACAATAGGCTTTGGAACTTATTAAAAATAATTAACCCTAGAAAAATCTAGGGTTTTTTTTTGCCTGGATTTTTTTCAAAAAAAAAAAAAAAAAAAAAAAAAAAAAAAAAATTAAAAAAATTAATCTTATAAACTGAATGCAAAATTGAATGCAAAATTGAATGTCTTTTTATTGAATGCCTTTAAATATAAACAAAAAGTGATATAATAATAAATGAAGTCTCAAAAAAAATTATGACTCAAACACTAATTGAAGAAGTCAAAGAAACAGCTATTGATTATCTTAAGGACAATGAATGTATGAACACTTACGGGTGTGATTTACATAATGAAATTTTCAACACTGACTATTTTTGCTGCTATACGTCAGATTGTAAAAAGTATCTTGAACAATATGGAGTATTTGAAGCAATAGAAAAAGTTAAAGACTATGAACAGTTTAATTTTGGAGAAGTTACAACAGATTTAAGCGATCCTTTCAAATTGCTTAATATGTTGGTTTATATTCTCGGAGAAGAATTTTTGAATAATTCAAATACTTTAACCAATACTTATTGGAATCAGTATATACCTGAGAATGAATACAAAACAATTATTGAAGAATTAGAAGAGAGTTAAAAACTCTCTTTTTTTTTACTTAGTTGTATATAAACTATAAATATGATATCATTTTGATAGTTTATACAATTTCTAAAAATGAAAAAGTTGAATGAACCCATGAATGAATTTAGATTTCAAGAAATCATGGGAGAATATTTAATTCCATGCACTGAATGGATAGAAAATTTAAATATTCAAAAAGCCGTAGCCATGAATGATGAAGTAATGCTTAGAAAAATTCTTGAATGTGAGTATTAATCATGAATTATAAAGTTACCTATGCAATAGATTCACTTGATACAAACCCAGTTATCAAGACTTTTGAGCATGAATATGAAGCTGAAGAATGGCTTCATAATGAAGTTCAAGAGAGAATGAATTATACAGTGCAACATAGTCCATATACTATCTCTGAAAAGGAATATCAAGAGATAGAAGAATATGAATATTCACTTGTAAGACTTGAAAAAGTTGAATCAAAAAAAGTTGAACTTATAAATGATGATTTATTTGGAGAAACAATTACTGGTTATTCAATTTCTTAATTATGACTATTAAAACTCAAAAAATAGCATTAATAAATTGTTTATTAAATTTATATAGTGCGACTAATAATGAGACTTTAAACAAGTTTTACAATGATTCAATTCATTTTTGTATTGGATTAACAAGTGAAGAAGCTACATCATGCCATGAAATAGCTGAAAGATTGTATTTAAAAGGGAAAAAAACTTATGAAGCTTAAAAAAACAAGAAAAGAAAGAAAGTGTTATTCATGTAAATCTTTAATTAATAAAGGAGATTTATATGGGCAAAAAAGCATATCACTTGGAGAAAAAGTTGACGGTCAAACAGAGACTTTTGACGGTATGAATACTGTTGTTCATTACATGAGAATACCAGTATCAATGTGTAAATGTTGTTTGGAGAAGAAATAATGGTAAATGTAAATCCTAATAGAGAATCATGTATGGAATACATGAAAGAGTTAATTAGAAAAGGATTAACTAGAGAAGAAGTCGTAGACGAATGTAAAAAAGGATTTGAAGGAGTTCACCCAAGTACTTTTTATGAGTGGTATAAAATAGTTATTAATGAATCAGATATAGAAGAATGGGAAAAAGAAAATAAGATAGAAATACATGATAAAAGACAAGATAAAATTAATTTAAAATATCAAATATATTTAGATCAAAAAGCTATATATACCAATAAAAAATCAAGTATAGATGAAAAAGAAAAAGCTATGAATATATTATTAACTCACTTTTTAAAAAGAACTGAATAATTTACTGGCATTAATTAATTAAGTAAGTCCAGTACTTTCCAAATACGAAAATTCGGTAACGAAAATGAAAACTGAAATTCAACAACTTCAATCATTAGTCGCGATAGTGATAAAAATGATTAGAGCAGATTATCCTGATACAACATCAGTTTGTAGTAAGGATTCAATGAATTTAGGAGAGTTTAAAAGAAAAGTTAAACTCACTAAAAAAGATATAGAGCTTATTAAAAAAAATGAGCCTATAACTGATGAATTAATGAAGTTAGACTTATGTGAGAGGGCTATCAATGGCTAAGTATTTTAAATTAACTGTATCGTCAATGACGATGCACGATTTATACATCAAAACACCTGATGATATAAATGAAGATGACATTCATTCAAATTTCAGAAAATTTGATGGTGGTATGTTTACTATTGATGATGATGGAGATTGGGAGTATTCAAGTACTGAAGAAATAGATGAAGAAGATTATGAAGAAGAAAGTTGTAAATGTAATTGGGAGGATAGATACCAATGACTAAAAAATATAGAGTACTTATGTCTGAGATTCATTCAGTTTGGTATACAGTTGAAGCTAAAAATGAAGATGAAGCTGGAGATAAAGCATTATATGGAGATTGTATAGATGAAGATGATCAAGGTTGTGAGATGGGTAGCCAAGTTGTCTGCGATATAGAGGAGTATGAAGATGATTAAACAACAGTATGTTATGCAGTTCACAACAAGAACTGATTATTACCAAAATTTTGAAATATCATTTGATGAATTTTGGGAGGATTATTGTAAGGAAAATGATTTTGATGAAGAAGAGTCCGATCTTTCAACGTGGGATAATGAGGATTTAATGCAAATTGCATGGGATTATATTCTTAAAAATCCTGAGAAATATAGATCAAGTGATGGAAATTATGATAATGAAGAAATTATGAACTACAACTTACAGAGGATTTAAAAATGATTGACAACCCATTACCAGATCAAATTATGCAAGAAAAAGAAACTCTTTATGTTAATGAAAAATATGAAGAGCATTGTGCAGATAGTGCTAAAAATTTAGCACAGGAACATAATTTACATCCAGATTATTATGAACCTTTTATAGAGTTTTATATTGAAGAATGTAGAGAATCAGATAGAGGATATTTTTTCTCTGATGATAAATATATTATCGATACTTGGTGGGATCATAATAAAGATTTATATGAAACTAAAACACCTTATATGGAGATTAAAAAATGAAAACAAGATTAGAAGAAATCAGAGATTCTCTTGATCAATATATCAAGGATGAATTACAAAAAAGTCCAGGTCATAGAGATTGGGAAGTTTGGAGTTTTGAAGATGATCTTTATGAGATTATCGAATCTTTTGATGAAATTATTAACTATGATCCAACACCTTAACCATGACTGAATTTGTACCAGTAACACGTTACTCCAGATGTAAAAGATACTCTGGAGCTACAATTAAATGTCCTAAATGTAATGAATTAGGTCAAATATATCATTTATCTTGGTCTGCTTTACAATGTCAGAATTGTAAAAATATGATTGATAAGTTTGATTGGTTAATAGAAAAAGGTAAACATTCTAAACTTTAATTATTTTTTAGTTTTAAGAACAAAATCGTGTATAGCTTCACGAATTAAAAAACCTATTGAGAGTCCTGCTCTTGATAGGTCTTTTAAATGCTGATAATCATCTGGATTTACAGATACACTAATCCTTTTTAGGGTTTCTCTTTTTTCTTCAGTAACATTTTCAGACATAATGAATAGCAAACTTATACCATAATACTAGCACATAGATATTTTACAACTATGAATGGCCAAAAAAGAAAAAGAAAAGAACCAAAAGAAAAAGAAATATAATA